TGTGCGCCTGTAGTACCAGAACCGACATCAGACCATGCTAAGCCGTTTGATACATAAACTCTGCCATCGCTTCCATAAGCTATAGCACCTTTGTACGGAGCCGGATCAAGTTGGATAGGGACTGCTTGTGGCTGACCCTGACCAATGATCCTACTTCCACTTATAGATTTAAATGGCATTATACATCATCCTCTTCAGATTGTCCTAGAGTAAACGATAGTGTTGCATGTACTGCTAAGTTGTCTGAGGATTTTAATTCTAGCAGATCACCTGACTTAAAGAATTGACCGTTAAGCGGTAATGGAATAGTATCATATGCTGGAAGTTGTAGGTTTCTCATGAAATAAAACTCAGCGTTAATATCTTCTCTGTGTACTCTAACATCACACGTTACTGTGTTTGCTGTGATATTACATAGCATAAGAGGCGAAATGACTTCGCCAACGCCTGGTTCAATAGTGGTTGAACCCCCAAAGACTAGCTCTGGGACTTCATAATTTGGTACTTCGATCATCGTCTGCCAATTGGTAGATAATGTGAAAGACTTAGCGACTGGCTTTGCATCAGGCGCTTGTGTTGTTTTAATTGTTGTAATTGCCATTATAGAGATGCCCTTGAATTTGAAGCCCTTCGTGCGAGTTTTCTAACTGACGATGTGAACGGACGTCCTTCGATACGACCTGTTCTACCGTTAATTTTCAACCCTCTTGCGAAATACTGGTTGTTTAGTTCGTCTGATCCAGACCATCTAATTCTACCACCATCCTCTGAGAGGACAGATGCAGTAGCACCGATAGCCGCGCCGATGTTTCTAAAGTTCAACGGAAGTGCGTTTCTGTTAACACCTGCCGATGCACCGTTAAACTGGTGAGCAATAGATTCAACCAACGAACCGAAGACTAAGAAGTCTGGCGTTAAAACACTCTTTATTAGTACGTTGTCAATCAATTCTGTCACCATGTTCCTATGTGCTTGGTCTGGAGCGATATTAGTATTTATATAAGTTTTCATTTGTTCCCAAGCCTTATAGAAAGAATAAAGCAGATCGGAGTTATTAGCACCAACAGTAACCCATGTAGTACCATTCCAATGATAGATCGTTCCAAGATAGTTATTGTTATCTGGATTGCCGCCACCTGTAGTAGGAATAATGTATGCATCCCAACGTTTCATTCCTGTTAACGCATCTCTAGCGGCTACAGAAGTAACCGTACCTTTAAAGCGTAGTTTTCTCCAATCAGCAAATGATGCTGGTGGGTTGAATACTGGGAACACGTGTTGTTGGTTAATGTTGAACAATGCCGCCGCGAACGATCTCATTGCTCTATCAGTACCCTCAATTCCATTTGCTGGGTCAATAAAGGCAAAGTCGTTAGCCAAGATTTGCAACAAGTTTCCACCATCACGATAAGTTTTAGGCAGATCGATAAATTTGTACTCAGAAGTAATGAAACGTTGAGTTTCACGTTGCAAGAATGTTCTGTTATTAGCAAGAATGTCCTTAGCAAAGCTGTATTCTTTATCTGTTCCGATTGTCCAATTTGGCTCAGTAAGAGGACCAAGGTTCAATGGAGAGTTGTTGAATAGTGCATTGTAGAAGATCAAACCTAGATCATATGCTTGGTTTGCTTCAGCATCACCACCAACGCCCTGTCTTACAACCTGACCTTCCAGTTTACCTTGAACTGCCAACTTAGCAAGTTCACCTAATTTGCGGTATGCTTTAGCAGTTGCAACACGCTGATCTTCTGGTACTCTTAGTTCGTTGTTCCAGAAGTAGAAGTCTGCATTCCATCTGGAAGCTGAATTACCACCGTAGTTGAGGTCATAGCTGAATGCATCCAAGATGTATACACTGTCTCTGCGACACTTAGCTTTGTTGTAATCAAGAACGCTGAATTCTTTGTTAATCCATGTTGTGATATCATCACTTAGATTGTCAAGATTAGCATCGATTTCATTACCCATCCAAACCAAGTCAGCCGCAACCCAAGAAGTATCAGGCTCAACTAGATCAGGAACACCATCCAAGCCATTGCGACGAATTGCATTTTCGATAATTCTTACTAGATTTTGAACTGTAGTACCTTCAGTCGCAGTCGCTGGAGTTCCAGAAACATCTTGACCGATTGCAGTTTCTTGTACAACCTTCTCAACCAACTGACCCATTTCGTAGAAGAAATTCGCAGTTTGGTTTCTTTGGTCGAATGGAAGAACACTTGTTGAATTGTCGAAATACAAGTTAGCGTTTAACAATGAACCGTAGTTTGTGCCATACTGAACGTCATGTGAAAGAGCATCGACAATGATGCCAACATCTCTACGACATTTCTGCTTAGGATAGCTTAGACCGTTATATGTTTTAGAAATAAAGTTGATCAAGCCTTCTGCAAGAGTTGCTTTATTTGTGTTAATGGTATCAATAGAAGTTTCAATTGCTGATCCAGACATCCACTCACGATTAGGTTCGATAAGAACTGGCAAATTGGTTGGGTTGTTTTGAGCAACAGCATTTGCAACTAATTGGCACAAGTCTTTAGCTTCTTTAGCAATGTAGCGTCTAGCTACAAGAGAAGTCTTGTCTTGTCTAATTGTTGCGCCGATAACTTCTACTACCGCACCTTTAGCCGCACTTACGAATGTGTGTGCCTTCTGCGCTCCTTTGCCACCAGAACCTGCATTTACAGTAATGGTTGTGCCAGAGATTGCGTCAATTCTTACTGGGCTATTGTGTAATGGATCAGTAGTTCTTGGGTGACTAATGTTCACCGCCGCACCACTTGCATCCAAGCAAGAGAATGTGAAAGCGTTAGTTGGGAACATAACGTGATCCCCTACTTTAAAGTCATGTCCACCACTAAGAGTGATAACCATTTCACCATTCAAAGCATTATAAGTTGCTGAGTTTGGTGTGTACTTTCTACCTGTTCTCAATGGAACATCGATCTGACGGATCACATCATGCACAACTTGTGCCATGTGTGTGAATGCTTTCTTAGAAGATTCTCTTTGTTCAAGAGGCAATACGTTTACGCCATCTTTAAAGTGAATTTGAGCATTATTCCAGATTGCGCTGTTGCCACCGTATTGGATATCATGGCTGATTGCGTCAACCATGTGACCTGCATCACGATAACATCTTTCTCTGCTATACTCAAGATAAGAGAACCTAGTCTTAAGGTAAGTAGTGATAGATGCGGCAAGAGTTGCTTTCTGATCGCCAATCAAAGTAGCTTCAGTATCGTAATCGTAGTTTTCACCAGTTGATACTTCGATAGCTGCTGGGATATTAATCAATGAGTTATCAGTGATCAAGTCTGACACAACAGACCACAAGTTCTGTGCCGCTGTTGCTGTCGATGCATCAACCGTACCGAATATCGCACTTTGTGACAATCCGTTACCTGTAGTAGGTGTTACTGGCTGTTTAAGAAGCAACGCTCTGGTAACAGTCGCAAGGTGAGTGTATAGTGCTACTGTAGGCGCTCTTTGTGCCGTTGTCAACGCTGATAATCCGTTTTCAAAGTAAATCTTAGCAACATCTACCATTGCTGTGTTTGTACCATGTCTGATGTCGTAAGTTACAGCATCAACCATAAAGCCTGTGTCTCTTTGACATTTAGCTTCTGTGTACACCAATGAAGGATAGTTAAGATTTACCCATGCAGTTGCTTCTGCCTGTAGGAAGGCTCTGTTGACGTTCATGCCATCAGATGCGTTCTTGGAAATAATGCTTACTTGACCAATACCGTAGTTGTAGTTAGTGCCATCAGCCGTGAAGTCATTGACCATCACATCGATGATATTAGTGAAGGAACCGTTTGCTCTAGTGAGTGCTACACCGCTTAGCTTTGCTTCGATGTCTTTTTGTATATAGCGGATTCCTTCTATCGTTTCAGCAAGCTGTTCCTCAATTACTTCTTGAGCGCCAGCCATACCGTTACGATATGCTTTACCAACATACTTTGAATTGTATGTGGAACCTGTTTGAACATCTCTT